GTTCCTGACCACCTCACCCACTAACGGAGGCGCATTCTCGTGATGGAAACCCGGGACCTTGCCATGACCTTGACCGTGCGGGAGGCCACCCCCCGGGACGGCATCGCCGCCGTCCTCGAGGGCGTAGCCGTCCCCTACGGCACCGAAATCCAAGTGTCGGGTATCCGTGAGGCGTTCGCCCCCGGGGCGTTTGACGTGGCCGACGTGGTCGGCAAGCCCCTGTTCTGGCGCCACGGTGAACAGATTGGGCGTATCACCCACGCCACCAACACCGATGCCGGCCTCTCGGTGGCCGCGGATATCGCAGACACCACTCTCGGGCGCGACGTGGCCACCTTGACCCGCATGGGCGGCATGGGCCTATCCGTGGGATTCGAGCCGGTGTCCAACGCATGGACCGCCACCCGCGACAAGGTCACCCGTATTAAGGCAACCCTCCGTGAGCTTTCCGCCACCCCATCACCCGCCTACGCCAATGCCGGCGTGAGCGCTATCCGAGAGGAAGAACCCATGCCCGAGACCACCGAGGTGGAGGCCACCCCCGTGGTCCCAACCCCCGATCCCCGCGTGGACGCCCTGGCGTCCGACGTGTCAACCCTCCGTGAGCTGTTCGCCGCCGTCCATGTGACCGGTGCCGACGCCAACCCCTACGGCCAGTACCGCACCCTTGGGGAGTATTGCGTGGCCGCGTACAACGGTGAGGTGTCCAACCGGGCCGCCCCGGATCAGATTTCCGCGGACAACCCCGGCGTGGTCGCCACTCAGTGGATGACCGACGTGAAGGGCATCGTCAGTTTCGGCAGGCCGGCTATCAACGCCCTCGGCGTCACGTCCGCCGGCGCAACCGGCCTTGACTACGCGTGGCCGGTGTTCGATGGGGACCTCTCGGCAATCGTGGCCGCGCAGACTGTTGAGAAGGCCGCCGTCAACAGCGTGTTGATTTCGCTCAAGAAGGACACCGCCACCCTGGTGACCTACGGGGCTTACTCGGATATCTCGTACCAGCTGCTCATGCGGTCACAGCCGTCCTACCTCGATGCCCACAACCGCATCATGTTGGCCTCGTATGCCACGGTCACGGACAACGTGTTCGCGGACGCCCTCCTGGCCGGCGGCACCGCCTCCGCCGTGGACTATGACCTCGCCGCGGACACCACCGGGTCCAAGCTCCGGGCCGCGGTGTTCATGGCGTCCACCGAGGTGGAGTCGGCCACCGGCGCACCGGCGTCCGTGGTCCTCGTGTCCACCGACGTGTTCGGCAAAATCGGGGGATGGGACGCGTTCGTGCCCGCCCCCTACGGCACGCAGAATGTCCCCGGCACCGCCACCGCCTCCACCCTGGCCGTGTCCGTGTCAGGCCTGTCCGTGGTCCATGACCGCAACCTCGCCGCCGGCACCATCATCGTGACGAACGGTTCCGCCGCCGCATGGATCGAGGACGGCCCGTTCTTCGCCACCGCCGAGACCCCGTCCAAGCTCGGGCGCGACGTGGCCGTGTACGGGTTCGGCACGCCGGCCATTTTCAACGCCCTCGGCGTTGTCAAGCTCACCAACCTCGCCTAGACCCCACCTCCGGGGCACCGTGCACTCCCCGCCCGCCATAAGTCAGCGGGGGGTGCACGGGAGGACAAGAAAGGGACCGTCATGGCCGATTGGGTGACAGTCAGTGACGTGGCCACCGAGTTGGGTGCCCTCGAGACTGACGAACGCCTCGTGGCCGTGACCGCCGCCTCGGACGCATGGTGCAAACGCCAACGCCCGGACCTCGATGCCGACACCGACCCCGGTGCGTCGGTCAAGCTTGCCGCCGTCCTGTACGCCGCGCACCTGTTCCGCCGGCGTACCGCCCCCGCCGGGTTCGCGGTGTATTCGGATCTCGGTGCACCCGAACCGGCCAGTGAGGCCATGACCGAGGTGTTCCGGTTGCTCGGAAACCGTAGGCCGGTGGCCCGATGACCGAACCCGAACCCGAACCGGTGGTCATCCCGCCGGCCCTGCCCACCGGGGTGGCGACGTTCGCCACCGCCCTGGCCACCGCCGTGGGCCTGCCGGTGACCCGGGACCCGGGCGCAATCGTGCCCCCGTGCGTGCACGTAGCCGTCCCCACGGTGACCGGGCGCACTATGTCCGCCTACACCCTCGAGGTGCCCGTGTGGCTCATCCACGCCGCGCCGGGTGACCTCGCCGCCGGGGATTGGCTGTTGGCCAACGTGCCGGCCCTGTTGGACGCATGTGGCACGTACACCGCAACCCCCGCCCCGTTCGATGCGGACGGCACCGAATATCCCGCCATGAAGCTCACCGCAACACTCACGATTGGACGATGAGATGACCACACCAACCGACTCCCGCATGGGACCGGGCACCCTCACCCTCGGCACGGATGAGTTCGGGCCGCAGATTTCCAACGTGCGGTTGTCCGCGGACAACGCCACCGAGGACGGCACCAAAACCCTCGGGGACCCCACGCCCGCCGTGATGGTCACCACCACATGGACCCTGGCCGGCACCGCCATTCAAGACTGGACCGACGTGGCCGGGTTCGTGGAATACTGCCGCCTCAACAACAACACCACGGACACGTTCTCGTGGGTGCCGGTCACCGATGGGCCGACGTTCTCCGGTTCGTGCGTGGTCACCGCCGTGGAAATCGGTGGCGACGTGGGCACGCAGCTCACCACGGATTTCGAGTTTGTCGTGACCGGGGCGCTTGTCCGCACCGAACACGTCTAGGCCTCCGCCGTGATGAATCAACGGTGCACCGTCCACTACCGGGACGGGCATGAGGAGGAAATCTTCCTCACTCAGTGGGAGCTAGGCCAATTCGATCAGTGGGCCATTCGTAAGGGCATCGCCGCGATACGCCCGAACCACGCACTGATTCAAGAGGCACCGGTGTTGTGGATGCGGGTGGGCGCGTATTACGCCACGTTCCGCGACACCGCCGGCACACCCAAACCCACATTCGAGATTTGGGACGCGTCCGTGATCGAGGTGGAACCGGTGGACACCGAACCGGTGGACCCTACGGTGACGCCGACGCCGGACGAACCATCGCTCGAGTAGCTATCGCCCTGGGCGTCCTGCCCTCGGCGCTATGGGCGGAGGCACCGCGAGACCTCGTCACCGTGATAGACGAATTGAACCGTCAGGCAAAGAAACGGAGGTGACCGCCATGGCGAGGACGGCAAAATCATCGGTCACCATCACCGGTGTTAAGGAACTACAAGCGTTCCTCAAGGACCAGATTTGCGAGAAGGATCTACGTGAGGCCACCGGCGCGTTGCGTGCCGGGTCCAAGAAGATTGCCACGGATCTGCTACTGCCGGAATTGGTGCGGGCGGGTAACGCCTCGAGTTCACCTTTGGCGGGCCGGTTCGGCTACACCGCAAGCGCGTTCGCGGACCGCATTGTCATTGTCAAGGTTGGCGCGAAAAATCCGAAGCTCTCCAATTTTCGCCGTGGCAAGGATGCCAAGTACCGAACGGGCATGGCGTGGGGGTCGGAAATGGGCGGGTCCCACTACGGCACGCCCCGTACCGCATCCGGGTATTGGGTGCGGCCCCTGGTCACCGGAACCCCGCTGTTCAACAAGGTGCAGGACGCCTACCGCGAGGTAATCGCGGACATCCTCCGCAGGTATGGGCGGTACACCTAATGGGGATGAATCTTCCCGGCATCGTCATCGGCATCACTGCGGACACCGCCTCGGCAGTCAAATCCATAAACGCCGTCAACGCCAAACTTGGGGACTCCCTCGGGCCTATGGCCAAGTTCAAGGGCGCGGTTGACAAGGCGTTCGTGCCGGCGTTGGCCACGGTCACCGCCCTCGGCGTGGCCGCCGTGGGATTCATGGTGGCCGCCGGCGACGATGCGAAAGCCGCGGCAATCCTGGCCACCGCCCTCAAGAAATCCACCGGCGCATCGGACGCACAAATCGCGTCCACCGAGGAATGGATATCCCAGCAAGGCCGGGTGCTTGGCATCGCGGACGACGACATTAGGCCGGCGCTAGGCGTCCTTGCCCGCGCCACCGGTGACGTGACCCGGGCGCAATCGTTGGCGTCCACCGCGTTCGATGTTTCCGCGGCCACCGGCAAGGATTTGACCTCAGTAGCCAATGCCCTGGCGAAAGCTCAAGCGGGTTCGACCACGTCCCTCGGCAAGCTTGTCCCCGGGTTGGACAAGGCCATACTTGCGTCCGGGGATATGGTCGCCATTCAAGCCGAATTGGCACGCGTGATGGGCGGGTCCGCGGCCACCGCCGCGGGTACTGCCGCCGGCCAAATGCAGACATTCCAAGTGGCACTTGGGGAGGCCGGGGAGAATATCGGGGCGGCCCTGTTGCCGGCCCTGGCCGCCGTGATGCCCTACATCCAATCGTTTGGGACGTGGGCGCAAAACAACACCACCACCATTTTGATTGTGGCCGGCGCTATCGCCGTCCTCGCCGGTGTCGTGATTGCCCTCAAGGTGGCCATGACCGTGATGACCGCGGTTCAATGGCTACTCAACACCGCCATGTTGGCCAACCCCATCACATGGATTGTGTTGGCAATCATCGCGTTTATCGCCGCCATTGTGTTGGCATACAACAACGTTGGTTGGTTCCGCGACATGATCCAAACCGCGTGGGCGGCAATCCAAACCGCCGTGGGCGTGGTGGTCGATTGGTTCGTGGCCAACGTCCTGCCCACGTTGAAAACCGTGTGGGAGGGCATCCAAATCGCGGTGGCCGCCGTCGTGGCGTGGTTCCAAGAGTACGTGCAACCCGTACTCGAAAAGGTCATTGGTTTCATCGTCGGATATTTCAAGGCGTATTTCACCGCGGTCAAGTTCGTGTGGGACAAGCTCTATGAGGTCATCGGCGTGGTGGTCGGATGGATACGGGACTACGTCGCGCCGGTTATCAGCACCGCCGTGGAGGTCATCGGGTACGTGTTCGGGGTCATGTACCGCGCCGGCAAGCTTGCGTGGGACACCCTGCGGACGGCCATTCAACCGTTTATTGACTGGTTCGTGGCCACCGTCGTGCCCATCATCAAAACTCAGCTCGGTTTCATTTCCACCGCGTTCGAGGCCGTCAAAACGGTGGTGGTCAACGTGTGGAACGGCATCACCACATTCCTCGGTGGCATCGTGGACAAGTT